TGTGTACCGTCTATAAAGTGAACATGAGACATTGAGCCATCATAATAATGATTATAAGAAGCACCAGAATTTCCAACATCAGTTCTAATATTATTGTTTATATTCATTTCTGTGTTTTGAGATGGGTAACCACTACTAGAAAATGAAGTTTCTTGTACTCCATTAACATAAATTTTAACTCTATCTGAAGCTGTTGCTTGTGTTGTATCAACTGCTAAAACTATATGATACCATGCTGATGGGTCTCTATATTTAGCATTTGTTTCAAGAAAAGTTCCTTGATAATTGTGTGTAATTGTATCATTACCACTAAAATAAAAAAGATGATAAGTATTAGTAGTAGCTGAAACTCCAAAAAGAGTTAGTTGTGTTGCAAAAGAAGAACCTCTTTTTACCCAACCACTCCATGTCCAAGTTCTTCTATTTCCTGCTGAACTTGGTGTTCTTGTTAAATATGTATTAGCCATAATTAGTTAAATTGTCCCCCACCTGTTGCACCGAAGCTAGATGTAAGTGAGAAATTTCTATCTGCTGTTTGACCTTCTGCATCGGTTGCTCTTAATGTAAAATTATAAGTTGTAGCTGTTGTAGAACTACCACCAAAGTCTGTAGTTGTTATCACACCTGTTGTAGAATTTAAAGAACAATTTGCCTGTGCAGCATTAGTTAATACTGAAGTTGTCTCTGAATAAGTGATTGCTGAATCTGAAGTTGCTGCAACGGTTGCAACGGTTCCTGAAAAATCTCCTGCAATAGTACCTAATGTACCTGCAGCAGTTGACCAAGTCGGTGCATCGGATACCGTTAATAATGCTGTAGCTGATCTAACAGCTAAACCGTCATTGTTTTCAATTCTAATATAATAAGTTCCATCAGTTGTTAATGTAAAATCACAAGTTAATGATGTTGAGTTATTAAATGTCACACTGTCTGCAGGGACAATAACACCTGTTGAACTTTGTGCTTCAACAATCGGAACTGATACAAAATTAGATCCTGTAATGGTTATAGATGTTTGAGCATTAGTAATTGTATCAGGTGAGATAGAACTAATAGTTGGATTTGCTAAAGCTGTTATTGCTTCACCGTTTAAAGTAATTGAATTTGATGCAGCAATACTATTTGCAGAAATGTCTCCTGCAGTAGAAACCGTGTCGCCACTATCACCAATAGTGAATGTGGTTCCTGTTCTAGGGGATATTTTATTTACTTTTACTTCGCTCATTATGTTACTAAGTCCCAAGTTTGATTTGTTTCATTCCAAGTATATCTATTGTCATCATCTGGATAAGCAACTGGTGATTCCCAACGACAAGTTGTTTCGTTTAATATCCAAGAGTTAAAAGGTTTAGGTGGTATAAAAGCATCTCTATCTTCGTCATAAGTATAACCAACTCCAGCAAAGTTTTTTCTAATGTTTCCATTATAAGAAGTTTGTTTCCAAACATCTCTTGTATTATATAAATTGTTTAAAAAATCTACTCCAGCTTGTTCTGTAGTTGCAATATCATTTGATACTACCTCAACTGTTTCAATTATATTACCAACTCCTAATTTTGCAAAATGTGCCATTATGATGTGTAACTCCCACTACCTGTAAATGTTAATATTGTGTCTGTTCCAGACGCTGAAACTGTTGGTGAACCTGTTGTAGTGCCTGAATAATTAGCTGTAGGCATACGAAGTATTACAACTCCTGAACCACCATTACCACCAGGATAATCTGCACTTCTGTTTGATGCACCACCGCCACCACCACCAGTATTAGTAGTTCCATTTTGAGGTTCTTCAGCAATAGAGTTACTGCTATTATTTACACCACCATCACCTCCGCCACCAGAACCTCCAGAACCTTTAGTAGCAGCTCCTCCAGTTTCATTTCCAGCGTAACCACCACCTCCACCAGCTCTTGTAACAGATGAACCTGTAATTGAAGAAGCTAAACCAGCACCACCATTACCACCAGTTGTACCAGAACCATTACCACCAACAGCAGAAGCTCCACCACCTCCACCACCAGCATATAGATCTCCACCAGCAGAGCCATTACCACCAGCATAACCTTGATTAGCAGTACCAGCACCAGGTGAAGTGCTTGTATCTTCTCCACCACCAGAACCACCAGCAGCAGCAGAACCTAAAGTAGCACCATCTCCATAACCACCGCCTAATGAGGTTATGGTTGCAAAAATTGAATTACCACCATTTGACATTCCAGTCCCAGCTGAAGTCATACCACTACCAGCAGCACCTACTGTTACTGTATAAGATGTTCCAGGAGTGACTGAAAGAGCAGTTTCGGAAGAACCACCTCCGCCAGAAGCTTCTGAATTAAAAGAATTTCTATAGCCACCTGCTCCGCCACCTCCTCCAAAATTTCCACCGCCACCACCACCACCAGCTACGACTAAAAAATCTATTGAATAAGGTTGTGGGTCTAATGCTTGGTCGCCTGAATTTACTCCAGATGTTGCAACCCAACCTTGAGTAACATCTACATAAGTTATAGTTATACCTTCTCTATTTGTTGTTAAAATTTTATTTACTATTCCACCTTCTATTTTTAAACTAGAAGTTAATGTAATATTGTTTGTAGCAAAAGTTCCTGCGTAATCTACTATTTGAATTGAATCTCCAACTGAAGCTGAACCAGGTAGTGTTACAGTAAAAGCTGAACTTGTTGTATTACAAAAATATCCCTCTCCAGCTACTGCTGTAAAAGCAGCTGTTTTAATATCTGATTGCCAAGATGTACCTGTTTCAATTGTTGTAGATCCTCCCAAAGATACAGAAGATCCATTAATAGTAATAGATGAATTTGCTAATTTTGCATTTGTAACTGAACCATCAGCTAGAGTTAAAGTACCGCTAGATGCATCAAATGTTGCACCTGCTGGGATAGTAATTGTATCACCAGATTCACCAAGAGTAACCTGTGTGCCAGATTGAGGTGCTATAGTATCGACTTCAATTTTACTCATTATATAATTACCAATGTTCCTGTTACAGTTTGTGTTCCAGTAATAGTTACTGGTCCTGCTAATACTCCTGAATCTACTGTTTGATCTTCAGAGATTGTTGAGTTATGTGTGTTGACAAATGTTTGTGCTGTCATTCCTGCTGAAGGAGTTCTTGATGCAGGTAATGTACAAAATACTGTTTTAGTACCAGCTGAAAAATTGACTAACGCATCTGAATTAGATGAAGAAATAATAGTGTCTCTTGAAAGAGTATCAGGTGTTGCATCTGTTACTGTACCAAATCCTACTTCAAATTCTGCTGTACCATCATTAGAGATAGCATAGTAAGTTATATTACCATTACCAATTCCAGAAACAAAACTTTCAAAACCCGTTTCAGCGCCCGCTAAATCGAACGTACCGGTCCCTGTCGTAGTAGATGTTTCTTTAACTCTATCGTTGAGTGCGAATGCCATTACTATTTCCTATATTAATTATTATGCGTCGCCAAGTCTAATGATTGCATTAGTAGAATCAGCAGTTGGAAACTGAACAACGAAATCTCCGTTAGTCGCAGTTTTTGTTCCGCCAAAGTCTAAAACTAATACAGCTTCATTACTTGTTCCTTTATAAATCAGTGCTCCTGTTGCTGATAACGTTACAGAACTAAAAGTAGAATCTGCAAAGTCAACGTATGCAATGTTACTTGATATTGCTACACCATTATTAGTTAAAGTATTTCCACCTGCAGTATAGTTTGTACCAGACGAAGAAACTTCGTTAGTAGTTGTATACGCAGTAGTAGCCGTACTGAAACCAGCTTGTGATGTATAAAGTGCTAATTTGAAAGTTGATCCGCCAGAATCAAAATCAAACACTCCACCAAGTAGGTCTGTTTTAAAAGAGTCAGGTACTATATTTGCCATTTTTTATCTCCTTAGTATTTTGATGGTGATTCAGATTTAAGTGGAGTACGAATGGCTCCATCTTGCCATTCATCTCTGCGTCTACGACCTTGTTGTTCGATCGCATACGATTGTAAAGAATTTTTATAAAGTCCTTGGTAGTATTGTAACATATCTGGTGGACCTTTCAAGTATCCATATGTTTCTGCTAAACATCCATATAAAAGTAAATCTTGATATTTATTAGATGTATAAGTCCCTTGTGTGCTTCCTGGTGAAGCTGTTATTGAATCGGGTTGCTTTGTATAGGCTAAAGTAATTAAATTAGTGCTATTAGGTGTAGGAGCCACGACCCAGTAATTAGCATCCCAATTAGCATAATATTTAGGTATTCCAGAAGCTGTACCTGGAGTATTATAATATTCTGCCATAAATGAAGTATCTCTTTTTTCTAAAAAAGTTTGTTCTCCATTTGAATCTGTTAATTGAACATATCTAATAAATCTTAAATCAGAGGGTATGGTTACATATCGACTTCCAGCTGCTAAGTTAGAAGTTGCGTAAAATCTATTGTCATCAGAATCAGCTTCTCTATAAATTTGATTCTCAACGTTTTTAATAATTGTATTTAAAATTCCAGTAGTTAATACAGAGCTATCAACTTCTGTATAACTTCTAATATCATCTTGTAAATTTGTTAAAGTGTATGCCATATTACGGTGTTAACGTTACAGGTCCTGCTGTAACTGTCATTCCTCCTGATTGTTCTGTTGTAATAGGTGTTGAGCCTAATGTAAAGCTATATGTGTTATCTGACAATACATTAATTACAAAACCATTAACATTTTCATATAAACTATAAGCCAAGCCTCCGGGACTTCCATCTACATTTCTAAAAGCAACCGTACTTCCATTTGCTCTACCATGACTTAGTTCTGTAACTATTATTGTTTGAGAACCTGAAGTAATATTAAATGGATTACCTTGTAATAAGTTTTCTGTAGCAGGTTCAATTCTTCCAGGTCTAGCTTGAGGTAAACCTTGTGCATCACCTGTAAATCTTGTTGGCTCTAATTGAGGTTGCTTAGGTTCATATTCACTAACATGTACAAAAGAACCATTCCACTCAGTTACCATTTCATTATAAGGAAATTGCAAACCTGATCTATCTGATATTGCTATTGCGTATTTTCCTTTTGAAAGATTTGCCATATTAAATATTTGGGTAATAAGTTTTTGGAGTAATAAAAGAACTTGAAGAAGAACCATCTTCTTCTAATGCTCTCGCTAACTCATCTTCATATAAAAGTTTTAAAGGTTGAATTCTCTCTGGTGAAAATTTAACTGCTAAATAATAAGCAAGTCCTGCTACCATACAAGGTACAAATCTGTAAGGTACATCTGCATCATTAGTATAGGCCCCTGCATCTTGAATTCTACTTGCATAGTAGTAATTAATAAAGTTTCCAGCTTGATCACTTCCTGGAGTTAAATATAAAGTAATAGTTACTCTATCAATAAATCTTTGAACAAAGTATTGAGTAGGTTGACCTTCTGAAGTTTTATTTGAAAGAGATTGATATGCAGATCTATTTATTTTAGTTAAAGGAGTATCCACTGATGAAGCATTTCTATAAGAAGCTTCTAATATATCATCTACACCATAAACTGCAGTAGCATCTGAAGTACCATCAGCTGCTGATCTATACATAGTATAAACTGCTTGACCATCAACTAATGTAATTAAATTATTTTTTACTTCCCAATAATGAAGTCCTCTATTAGACCATTCTTGAAATAAAATATTTAAAGAGCGTCTAGCACCTTTTAATTGATATCCAGATACTCCTTGAATACCTATTCTCTCAAAAGCTTCTTCTACAATATCTGATATTGAAAAGCCTTTTTCAAAAGTTGTTGTTCCAGAAGTAGTATTAGCCATTTAGCCCCTATTCTGCAGTTAAACCAGGTCCTGAATATTTGTCAGTAAATAATGTGTAAGCAGTTACATTTGTTTTAGTTTTACAAAATATTCCTTTTGGAAATAAAATTCCATCTTCAGGAAAGTTTAAAGTTAAAACATCTCCAGTTGGAACATCTGCAAATAACAAAGTAGCTCCAGTATTTGAAGTTGTAGTTAATTCTAAAACACCTGCTCCAACACCATCCGATGCAATTGATATTGCTCTTAATCTAATAGGTTGAGCAACTATTGCTGTAGCACCTGCCGCTGCTGCTGATCTTGTTGCTTGTATATCGCCTTTACTTGCCATATTTTTTCTCCTTAAAATTTTATGTGGGGACAAAGCCCCACACTAATTATTTATTATGCTTCTTTAGCAAATACACCTTGAGCATCAACAACTGTCCAATGTGCTGTTGAATTCAAAGATGCGATTGTA